AAATACCTACAACGAAATGTCAGGTTTGGCAGTTGCAGATGCGTTAAACGATCCAACCGACTCAACAGCAGAAATAATTAATCTTACTGTTGGCTCAAACCCAATGCTTAGTGATACAGATTTGGCAGCAGCTCAAGCAGCAGCTCAATCACCAGAAGTCTCTGAAGCAGAAGATGTAGCAGGAGGAGGCCAAACAGAAGAAATTTTAGACCTAAAAGCAGACACTACCGCTAATGAATTACTAACCATAGGATCAGGCGATGGCTCTTTAGGTGATGCAGCAGACTTAGGGACAGTCAGCCAAGACCAAACAGTAGATCAAACGACAACCACAAGCACTACAGCAGACACAACCGCCGCAGGCACTACAGAAACTGTTAGCGATGTTAATGAAACATGGAATTACAACGAAGAGACAAACAGCTTTATTAGCTCTACTCTTGGAGATAGTGTACCAAACCTTGGCGGCACTCTTATAGACGGACAAGAGTATCAAGTAACTCCTGTAATAGGAGCTGACGGAGTAGTTGCAGAAAACGTAGTTAGCAACACTACCAACACTGGCGGTAATTTCGTGCTTGATGACATAGATATCATCCAAAGACCAATAATTAAGGTTAATAATCAAGGCCAAATCACAGACGGCATTGACACCTTGAGCAAAGAAGACTCAGGAACTTTTATAGCCAATCTTCCTAATACTATTATTGAAGGCATCTTAGACGGCAGCTTGCTTGGCAAGGATGGCGACAAAGGCGACAAAGGTGACACTGGTGCTACGGGTGCTACCGGAGCTATTGGCGCTACCGGAGCTACTGGGGCTGCCGGTATAGATGGTATTGACGGTATAGATGGTATTGATGGTGAGAAAGGAGATAAAGGCGACCAAGGACTTCAAGGCATCCAAGGTGAAACAGGTGAAAAAGGTGAGAAAGGAGATCAAGGTCTTCAAGGATTAATGGGGGCTATTGGAGCTACAGGTGCTACCGGAGCAACAGGTGCTAAGGGCGAGCAAGGTATACAAGGTGTCCAAGGTGAAATAGGTGCTACTGGCGCTACTGGTGCTACTGGTGCTACAGGAGATGTAGGAGCTACTGGGGCTACAGGAGAAAAAGGCGATACCGGAGACCAAGGCATACAAGGCGAGCAGGGTATACAAGGCGAGCAGGGCTTGCAAGGTCTACAGGGTATAAGAGGCGAAAAAGGCGATGCAGGAAAAGATGGCGCAATTGGTTTATTCGCTCAAGTAGTTAACAGCACTCCACTAACTGACTCAATCTTGTTTGAGCCAAAGTTTACAGAGCTAGATAACATTCCGGTTGGGATGTTTGAACGATTCTTACAAGCCACTGGAGGCAGGTAGATGACATACTTAGAAGCAATTAACAACGTCCTCCGCAGGTTAAGAGAAGATGAAGTCACTACCACGAGCGAGACTTCTTACTCCGCTTTGATAGGCGACTTGATCAATGACGCGAAGAAGCTAGTAGAGGATTCATGGAATTGGTCTGCATTGCGCAGCACTGTTGAAGTCCCCACAGTAGTTGGTCAGGCAGAGTATTCTCTTACAGGCTCAGGTCAGAGTGCGGTAATCAAACAAGCACTTAGCAGTAGCGGTCACGGATTCTTGACGCTGAACACTGTGCCGTATTTTGACAACGTGTACTTCAATCAGACTCCTGCCAGTGCAGTGCCTACTGATTACATTGTCAGTGGTGTGGACGATAACGATGATCTTAAGGTCAAGGTCTATCCACAGCCTGATGCTGTGTACACGCTAAGGTTTGATATTGCATCACCACAGGCTCTACTCGCGGCAGATGCTACTAAGATTAAAGTCCCGTATCATCCTGTCGTACAGATGGCCTACGCTATGGCTCTTCGCGAAAGAGGTGAGACAGGTGGTCAGTCAGCAGCAGAGCAGTTTGCCGTAGCTTCATCAGCGTTGTCAGATGCAATCGCAGTAGACGCTAACCGTTACCCAGAAGAAACAACCTATAGGGTGGTGTAGATGGCTCAACAACTACAGAGCATTACAATCACAGCTCCGGGATTCGCAGGGATAAACACCCAAGACGCACCTCTCGCGCAAGAGCCTAGCTTTTCTGCTGTTGCGGACAACTGTGTGATTGATAAAGAGGGAAGGATAGCCGCGAGAAAGGGTTATACCATGATCTCTACTAACGGGGCTGCGGTGCTAGGCACATCCGATGGCATTGAGTCTATGGGCGAATACGTTGCCTCAGACGGCGATGTTACGTTCTTATCAGCAGGTAACAACAAACTCTTTACCGGAACAACTACGCTGACTGATGTTACTCCTGCGGCTTATACTGTCTTAGCTAACAATTGGAAGTTTGTCTCGTTCAACGATCACATGTATATCTTTCAGCGTGGGCACGAACCCTTGGTGTACTCAGACCACACGGGTACATTAGAGCCTATGTCTGCACATGCTCATGCTACAGGCACGCCGCCACAAGGACACGAATGCTTAGCAGCGTTTGGTCGGCTGTGGGTGGCAGACTTCACAGCTAATAAGTCAACAATCTATTGGTCAGACCTATTAAACGGCTCAGGTTGGTCAGGAGGCTCTACAGGCTCAATTGACATTACTACTGTCTGGCCTACAGGGTACGACACGATCGTTGCGCTAGCGGCTCACAACGGCTTCTTAGTTATCTTTGGACGTAACTCTATCGTTATATACGAAGGAGCAGATAGCCCTGCCAACATGACCCTCGCGGATACTATCTCTAATGTGGGTTGTGTGTCGCGAGACACAGTTGTTTCCACAGGTAAAGATCTTATCTTCCTTGATGACTCAGGGGTTAGAAGCCTAGCAAGAACCATTCAAGAGAAGTCAGCCCCAATTGGCGACATATCTAAGAACGTCAACAACGATATCAAGTCTCTCTTCGCGGCAGAGACGGGGAACATTAGCATGCACTACTCGCCTCGTGAGGCGTTTGTGTTACTAAACTTCCCACAGTTAGCCGTAGTATATTGCTTTGATACTCGCTTCCCTCTACAGGATGGAAGTTTTAGAGCAACCACATGGTCGCACATCAACCCATTAATCTTTGCTAATACCTCTACCGAGTCTTTATATCTTGGCAACAGTACGGGTATCGCTCAATACATAGGATTTAAAGATGGAACAACAAGTTATCTGCTTAGCTACTTTAGTCATCCTCTTAGCTTTGGCGATACATCTAACTTAAAGTTCCTAAAGAAGATTAACCTCACTACGTTTGACGGGGCTGAAGCTACGGTGGTATTGAACTGGGCATACGACTACTCTGGTGCGTACAAAAAGCAAGCGTATACCTTACCCAAGTCGAATGTGGGACAATACAATATCTCAGAATTTAACACCGAGGCAGAGTACTCTTCCTCTATTGCATTGATAACGCGAAAGAAAATCAATACGTCAGGGCAGGGTACAGTAGTAGCCGTTGGCGTAGAGACCACAGTTGATGGCAAGACAATTGCCTTGCAAGAAATTAATATTCAAGCCCTAATGGGAAGGATTGTGTAATGTCTAACTACACGAAGATAACGAACTTCGCAGCTAAGGATGCTTTGGTTAGTGGTAACCCCGCTAAAGTAATCAAAGGCACTGAGGTAGGGGCTGAGTACGATGCAATTGCTGTAGCAGTAAACAGCAAATCAAACTCTGAGTCTCCTACATTTACAGGAACGGTAACCGCAGCCAACCTAGTGGTTAGTGGTACGTCCACATTTGATACTATTGATGGAGGTACTTACTAATGGAATGGCTTCAAAAATACTTAGGCGGTGGAACAGGCAATCTTCTCGCGGGATTGGGTGGAGTGGCCGCACAGAACGAAGCAATCAAAGACATCAGGGGTCTAGGCAAAGACGCTACCACAGCTATCTATGGTTCGGATTACACCGTTCCTGAAGGCGGCTTGCTTGGTATGGTTAAGGCTGAGTCTCAGTTTAAACCGTTTGGCATTACCACGCCTACTGGCGCAAGAGCTTCGTTTAGTTCTACGGGCAACCTAGATACAATGCTAAGCCCTACAGAGCAAGCTCTACAGGAGCAGATGCTAGGCTTTGGTACTCGCGCATTTGGCATGCTAGATGATCCTGCTGCCAGAGCCGCAGAGCAAGCTAATGTAATAGGTATGCTCACGCAAGACCCTACACAAAGGGCTGCGCGAGAGCAAGAAATCATGGGCAACCTTACAGCCCTGCAAGCACCTGAGCAAGAGCGTCAGCGTCTTGCCCTTGAGGAGC